CTACGGGGGGTCGAGGTGGCGGGCGGTACGCTGGTCGACTCGGTCGACGGCGTCGCGCAGCGAGCTGCCGCTGTTGGGGTGCAGCTCGTGCTCGACGGTGGCGAGCTTGTCCTCGATTCGGTCGAGTCGGGTCATGACGCCGGGCTGTTCGTCGGTGCCGGCCCAGTCGTCGACGACTTCCTCGACGCGGCGGGCGAGCCGGTGCGCGCCGCGGGCGGAGCGCCAGAGCAGGCCGGCGGCGCCGGCGATGGCGACGACCGCGCCGCACCACAGCACGAGGGCGTCGAGGCGGGCGACGCCGGTCGTCGGGTCGGTCACTGGTCGGTGTCCTCCTTGGGCGGGGTGCGCAGCCAACGGGGCAGCAGCTGCTCGACGACGTCGAGCGCCATGACGCGGGTGGCGGCGGTGGCGACGGTGAGCGCCAGGGCAACACCGGGCACGGTCTGCGGGATGCCGGCAGTGGAGACGAGCAGGGGGAGCGAGGCGAGCAGGCCGAGTAGGGTCTGCAGGCCGGTGCGGATGGTGCGGCGGGTGCTGTCGGTCAAAGCGGGTCGCTTCCTCTCAGGGCGGGTGATCAGGTGATGGGGGCGGTCCAGGCGGCGGCCCAGGTGGCGGGGCCGATGATCGAGTCGGGGTCGAGGTGCTTCTCGATCTGGAAGGCGCGGGCGGCGGCGGCGGACTTCGGGCCGTATACGCCGTCGACGTCGAGCTGCCACCCGCGGGCACGCATCCGTTCCTGCCAGCGGCGGACGTCGTCGCCGCGCATGTACGGGGAGCGCAGGGAGATGTACCGGCCGGGCCACGTCGGGGCGGTCGGCGCCGGGGCTGGCGGGGCGGGCGCGGGCGGGGCACCGAGCAGCTCGGCGGCGCGGGCGATGATCGCGCCGCGCTGCGCCTTACGGATCTCGCCCGGGCAGTCGGGGTGTCCGCCCCACGCGGAGCCGCCGGCGCCGTGCCAGGTGAGGCCGCGGTCGGTGGTGGTGTCGACGACTCGCAGGGGCCAGCCCCAGAGGTGGGCGCCCCAGGCGTAGATCTGGGCGACGCCCTCGATCTGTGCGACGGTGAGTGGTTCGGAGGGGTATCCCTCGGTCTCGACCGATGCGTACACGTTGTTGCCGGCGGCCTGCGCCCACGCGCGATCGTTGCCGGTGTCGACGTACTGCTCGATGGTGCCCGACTTCGACACCCAGAAGTCAGAACTTGCCTTGCTGGAAGCTGTGTTGAACCAGCCGAACAGGCTGCCGTTGCCGTCCTGGACGTGCAGGACGAGGCCGCGCTGCTCACTTCGGCCGGCCGCAGTGCGGTTGATGACGGGGCGCCAGGTGGCGCCGGGGAAGCGTGCCAAGGTGTCTCCAGACATGCGAAAGCCCCCGGGCCGGGTGGCCGCGGGGGCGGGGTAAGGGAAGCGGGAGGGGGTTAGGACTGACGGCCGGTGCAGGAGTCCGCGCAGACGCGGACGCGGCCGTTGCCGGACACCCGCCATGCCCGGATCTCGATGTCGAGGCTCTGATTGACGGTGCCGGCGACCGGCTTGGAGCCGTCCACCCAGAACGTCCAGTCGCTGTTGACTTCGTGGACATCGCCCCAGGGCTGGCCGCTGACGTACACCTGGCAGCGGCCGACGGTGCCGTTGTCGGCCTGCAGGTAGCCGCGCACGGAGAGGTTCGGGTGCTGGCGCCAGTGGGTCCCGGAGATGATCGGGTCCGGAGTGCTTTCGGTGGTCCAGGCGTACTTTTCGAGGTCTCCCGAGGGGTACAGCGGCGTCTCCAGGTACGGGCGGGCGAGTCCGCCGGCGACGCGGTCCTCGGAGAAGATGGTGTTCCCGCGGGAGTCCCAGATGTCGAGGCCCTGCGGCACGGTGCCGTCGGTCCACAGCGACAGGGCGAGCGAGTTGTCTTCGCGGCGCATCAGGACGCCGTACTGCTTGGTGCCGTCCGGGTGGGCCGGCAGAATGTCGCCGATGTGAAGGACGGCCGTGCCGTCGGCGTCCTTCACCGTGAGCGTGCCGCCTTCGCCGATGATGACCTGTCCGTGCTGGATCTGGTCGAGGGCCGGGCGGATCTGGGAGCGCCCGGCGAGCTCGCGCACCTGGCGCTCGACGGCGCGCAGCCGGTCGAGAAGATCCTGCGGGATGGCTGCCAACTAGCTTGCCTCCAATAGGAGTTTGGCCGACTCGGGTCGGCCGCGTTGGGGTGGGGTGACGGACCATCCGACGATGCGGAACCGGTCTTCCATGCCCTCCGGCCACCACAGGTCGGTGATCCGGACGCGGGCGGTCGCGCCGAGAAGCGCGGGGGTGATCTGGCCGTCCAGGCGCACTGTCAGCTCGGGGACGGTGAGGGGGTGCAGTCGCGCGACGGCGTCGGCCCGGGCGTGCTCGTCGAGGGTGTCCTGCTGTTCGACGGTGGAGTAGTCGGAGCTGCCGTCGAGGCGCGGCCACCCGGCCTCGACGTCGCTCTCGTCGACAACCAGCTCGGACATGAGGGGAGTTGACTCCGTGGTCTGGTTCCGGTTGGTGCTGCTGCCGCGGCTCTGCCAGGCGTTGGCCTGGCGCGTGGCGTCGGTGGGCCAGGCGTAGGTCAGGATCGGCCCGGGGTGGGTGAGCACCACGTCGTGGACGCCGGATCGGATCACCGGGCTGCCCATCTGCAGCAGCTTGACCCGCCGGCCGGTGTCGGGGTCGCGCACGGATGCGATGCGCCACTCGAACCCCCGTTCCACGTGGGCGAGTTGCTCGATCAGGTCGCGGATGATCGGCAGGTCGAACCGGGAGTAGGCCCGATCGCGGAGCACGCCGGACAGTGCGGTGTCGAACTCGATGCCGATGTCGCCGCCCGGCTTCGCCGCGGCGTAGTCGATCAGGTCGCGGACGATGTCGAACTGGTCGATCTGTTCGGCGAGTTGGGAGTCGTACAGCACCCGCCGGGCAAGGTAGCTGTCCCAGGTCGCGGCCTGCAGTTGCAGCGCCAGGTATCCGCGGGTGTCGGTGCCCAGGTTGGTGGTCCACAGGATTCCGCCCCACCACAGGTCGGCGCCGCGCTCCACCCACAGGGCGGTGCGCCCGGGTACGAGGGCGTCGCGGACGCGGGCGGCGATGTGGCGGTCGGTGATCCGGACGGCGGCCGACAGGGTGCCGGTCCGTCCGAGGTACTCGTCGAACGCGACGTCCCACAGCGGCAGGACGTCGAGCAGCTGATCGGAGCGCAGATCGCAGATCAACACGCGGTAGGGGGTGCGCAACTGACCACCCCCACGCGCGAGTTACCTCATGCGGCTTCGTAGGTCACCTGCATGCGCATGGAAGCGCCGTTCTGTGTCCACGCGTAGTGGCTGCCGCCGGCGCTGATGTCCACCCACGCGTTGTTGCTGTCGGCGATGCCGAACAGGAGGGCCTTGCTCTGCCCGGGATCGACGACGGCAATCAGGCTGTGCCAGTAGTCCGCGGGCTGGGCGAACTTGCCGACGCCCTGCCAGCCGATGACGCCGCCCGGGGACGCGGCGGCGGGGAACGGCAGGCTGACGAATACCTGGCTGCTGGCCGGGATCGCGGAGCCGGTTCCCCACACCAGGTCGGCGACGACGTCCACGCGCTTGCCGATCCGGCAGTACCGCCCGTGGGCGGTGGCGGCCCCCATGGTGACGCCGGTCCAGGTGGGTGTGTAGACGGTCCAGGGGGCGAACGGCATCCAGCCTGAGCCGTTCCAGCGCTCCGGCCCATAGGAGGAGTCGCGCAGCTGACCGACGTACGAGCCGGCGGCGAGGCTGCTCGGCGCGATCCCGCCGAGCGCGGCCGGGTAGGCCACCCACGCCGTCCCCGACCAGCGTTCGATCCGGGCGCCGGTGTCCCGCAGCTGCCCGACGTAGGCACCGGGAACGGTGGAGGCGTCGGGGCGGACTCCACCGGCCGCCACGGTGAACACCCGCAGGTCGGTGATCGCGGATGCCCAGGTGATCCCGCCGGTGCCGGCGGAGATGCCGGCGGGCACCTTCACCTGCCACAGCGGCAGCGAGCACGCCGGAGCGGCGGGCGGCTGCGGCGCGGCGATCGGCTGACCGGGCACGATCTCGACCACGGCCAGGCTCTTGCCGGTCGAGTCGTAGAGGGTGTCGTACACGCGCAGCACGACCAGGTCGAACCGGTCGTACTGCGCGTGGCCGGGGCCGAAGGTGAGGACTTCCGGGGCGGTGACCACCACGGCGTACGCCCCTTGCGCGGTGGTGCCTTGGATGACGGCGCGGCCGACGTCGAGCTGCGCCTGCATGGCGGCGGTGCCGGTGAGGTTCAGGGGGTTGCCGCCCGGGACGATGCCGGGGGCGGTGGTGAGCGGGCCGGCCGGCGTCATGGTGCCGGTGGGGGCGGCGCGGGTGTCGGCCCGGGTCTGTCCGGCCGGGGGAAGCCAGACGGCGCGCACGGTCACGGCGACACCACCTCCTTACCAGTAGGCGTGTCGCCAGCGCAGGACGGCGCGGGCGGCGGGGTGGATGGGGGTGTCGGGCGCAGCCCGGAACGCGAACTCGCGCGGTCCGGGCGGGACGACGAGCAGTTGCTCGGGGGCGCCCGTGGTGGTGTAGAGCCGGGAGGCGCCGGCGAGGGTCACCTCGCCGGTGGCGCCGTCGACGAGCAGCTCGTCGCCCGCGGCGAGCTCGATGTCGTACGACCACGTGCGGCCGGTGGCGGTGTCGGTGAGGGACGGCCCAGTTACGGGCCCGCGGAAGGCGAGCACCGCAGGGGCGGGCGCGTCGCCCGCGTTGGTGACGGCGAGGGTGCCGGCCGACCCGGCAGAGCCGAGATCGAGCGAGAGCAGGCTCTCGTCGTGCGGGCTGGGCATGGTGAGCGTCGACGCCCCGATCGGCACGGTTGCCGGGGTGGGGACGGCCGACCACTCCATGACCGGGCGGACGTAGGCGGCGCCGGCCGGGGCGGTACCGGTCACTTGATCCGCGGTGGCGCCGTAGCTGCTGGACAGGTAGTCGCCCGCCGCGTTCGCCCACTCCATGTTGACCTCCGCGCCCGCAGGTAGTTGCAGCGCGCGGAAGGTCACCGTGTCGCCCGGGCGGACGGGAAACGCGGCGGTTCCGCCGGCCGGGCCGACCCACGCGAGCTGAGCGGGGTTGTTCGACGTGGCGGCGGTGACGGTGACCGTCGCCGCGTCGGCGGCGCTGCCCAGCGCCAGGCCCTGCAGCGCCCACCACGCGGTGAGCGGGACCTGACCGGCGGCCTGCAGCGCGGGCAGCACCTGCACCGGGGCGGACGGGGACACGTGCCAGTCGAGGCCGGCCTCGTCCCGGGGCAGGCCGGTCTCCGCGGACTGCTCGGCCAGGGAGTACCGACGGGGGTCGCTCGCCTCGAACTGCAGCGCGCACCCCGCCACGGTGCCGGTGCGGTAGCCCTTCCCGATCGGGATCGCCTGGCGCAGGCAGCGCGCCCACACCAGCAGCGGCCCGCGCTCGTCGAGCATCACGACGAGCGGCTGCTCGTCCTCGCTCAGCGCTGTGCCCGCCTTCAACTCCCACACTGCGGCGCCGATCCGGGACGCGGTCGCCCGGATGGTGAGCTTGTCGACGGTGATCGTCCGCGGCTGCGCCCACAGGTCGCCCGGGTAGGCGCCGTGGGCGGACGGCCGCGGGGTGGTGCCGGAGTCGACGGCCGGCGAGTCCTCCCACCCGGGCAACTCCCGCCACCGGTACGGGGTGCCGGGGCCGAGCAGCAGGTCGCCGAACTGAATGTGACCGGGGGCGGTGACGCGGTCGCCGGCAGGCATGGCTCACCACCCCCGGCCCTTCATCTGCCACGCGAGCGCGGCGGCGGTCTGGTCGGGCGACTGGTCGGGCGCCGCGTGCCAGTTGTCGATCTGCACCAGCGGCCCCCCGCCCATCCCGAACGCGCTGCCCCCAACCGGGGCCGCAGCCACAGGAGTTGGGGCGATGCCGAGCGAGGCAGTGATGTCCGGCGGGGTGGGGACGTCCACCAGGTTGCGCATGGTGCGGGTGAGTGCGCCCCGTCCGCTCTCGATCCCCCGAATGATGCCCGCAGGAATCCAGCGGCCAACTGCCTTGGCCATGACGCGACTTGGCGATCGGATGCCCAGCGCCTTGGCGATCGGGCCGGGGATCAGGTTCTTCGCCCAGCTCATCAGGGTGTCGCGCAGCCACGACCCCATGGACTGGATACCCGACCACAAGCCGCGGACGACGTCGCGGCCCTTGTCGACCAGCAGCGAGCCCAGGTTGCCGACGCCGTCCGCGATCCGGTCCGGCAGTGAGCGCACGAAGTCGAGCAGGGCGCCCGCTTTTTCTGCCACGCCGGAACGGATCGAATCCCAGTGCCTTATAATCAATCCGACAAGGGTCCAGTTAAGGAAAAATTGGACGATGCGACCGGGAATGGCGGAGAAAAAATCCACCACCGCATTCCAGGCGGTCGACGCGCCGGACTTGATCGAATCCCAGTGCTTGATCAGCAATCCGGGAAGGGTGAAATTCATAAAGAGGTCGACGAGAAATCCGGCGACTTCCTTGATCTTGGTCCAGATCCAATCCCAGGCTGCGACCGTCGCATTCTTGACGGTGTCCCAGTTGGCGACGACCAGCGCGACCAGGGCGACGACAGCCGCGATGATCCAGCCGACCGGCCCCATGGCCATCACCCACGCCGCAGCCATCCGGGCTGCCTGCAGCAGGCTCTGAGTGCCCATCAGCACCCACGCGCCGACGACGCTCGCCCCCGCGGCGACCGCGCCGACGCCCTGCGCGAGCCACCCCGCCAGGATCACCGCGTTGGTGGCCAGAAAGCGGGCGCCACCGGCGACGGCTGCGACGCCCTGCGCCACCCACGAGGCAACGACGCTGACGCCGGTTGCGGTGGCCTGCACCGCCAGCACGATCAGCGTCGGCAGCATCACCGCAGTGATCACGCCGGCCGCGATCGAGAACGCCGTGCCGTGCTCGCGGACGAACCCGGCACCGCTCTTGAGCGTGCCGCCGACCCGGCCGACCCACTCGGCGCCCGTCATCAGGGCGGGCACCACCTCGGAGCCGAGCACCTCGACGAGGCCCTGCTGCAGCCCCCGCGTGAACACGGCGAGCTTCGTCGATGCGTTGTCCCGCATCGTGTCGCCGGCCCGCTGCGCCGCCCCGTCGACGGCGCCCAGGGAGGCGACCGCGGCCGACGGGTCGAGGGAGAAAAGCGCCTGCGAGAGATCTTCGGCCTGCGTGCCCAGAAGTTGGACAGCGAGCCGTGAACGCTCCGTCGGGTCCTTGACCTGGCGAAGCCGGTCCATCAACTGATCAAGCGCCGCGTTTGCGGCCGGCCCGCCCTTGGCGAACGCTGACGCCATCTTGTCAGCGTTCAAGCCAAGGGACTTGAGCCCGTCGGCCGCGCTCCCGTCCTTGACGCGGATATTAAGTTCTTTGAAAGCGTCCGCGACGATATCCGCATCGCGGGCACCCGCCTGCAGGCCCTGATGGATAAGGCCCATCGCCTGCGCCCCGCCAATTCCGAGATCCCGGAACTGCGTGGGGTATTCGTTGAACGTGTCGAGCAAGTCCTCGGCTTTGTTGGCGCCGAGCTGCTCGCCGCGTACGAGAATGTCGAACGCCTCGTCGGCGCTCTTGGCCATTCCCGTTTTGAGCATCTGCCCGACCGCGGTCGCGGTCGGGCCGACGTCCTCGCCGAGAATGTCGGCGACTTGCTGCAGCCGCCCGCCGACCTTGGTCAGCTCGGCGGAGGTGGCGTTCGCCGGTACGAGGCCCTGCTGCCACAGGGCTTGAAGGCCCTCGTTCGCGGCCTCGACGCTGTCGGTGTAGGCGCCGGCGAACAACGCGCCTGCGGCCTTGCCGAGTTCGGCGGACTGCGCCGAACTCGCGCCCAGCTTCGCCGCGAGTAGATCGGTGGCCTTGTCCTGCGCGACGGCCTCGGTCAGGCCGGCCATCACCGCGGCGCCGATCGCGCCGCCGATGATCAGGCCCTTGACCTTGCCGAGCGCATCCGCGACGCCGGCGCCCGCCCTGCTGCCGCCCTTCTCGGCCTCGTCGGCGAGTCCGTCGCCGAGCTCCTGCCCGGCCGCCCGGCCGCCGCGGCGGGCCTCGTCCTCGACGACCTGCGCCGTTCGGCGCATGCCCTGCTCGGTACGGCGCAGGCCCTGCTCGGCGCCGGAGTCGTCGACGTCGATGACGGCGAGCAGCTCGCCGACGGTGAGCGCCAAGGCTGCTCACCCCCTCGCCGAGCGCAACCTGCGCCGGATGACTCGAAGGAGGGAAGCCGTGGTGTTCGACTTGTTGCAGCTCGCTACCCGCCGGCGGGTAGACCGGTGATCGCTGCGATGTCCGCGGGGTCGTCAACCACGCGGGGGGTGCGGCTCCACAGGGCGCGGAACCGGGAGTGTTCGTCGAGCCCGCCGAGCAGCACCACGAACCGGCGCTCCGTCAGCTGCCCGATCTGCTCGGCGCTCAGGTGGTAGGTGCGGGCGAGATCCGCCTCGACCGCCGACCAGTGCGTCAGGACGGCCGACCAGAAGCCGCCGCCCGACCCTTCTTCTTCGGCTTCGCCCGGCGCGCCGCCCGGTTCTGCGCCGGCGCCGGCGCGGCTTTTCCCCGGGCCTTCGCCGCGGACTGCTCGTCGTACAGGATGGCGGCCCGCTCCATGCTCACGGAACCGGGGGAGCGGACGTTCGCCGCCGACCAGATCAGCACGATGCCGAATTGCCGGTCGGTCATGCCCTTGCCGGCCCAGTGGTCGAGGGCATCCTCGCCGACCAGGGTCCGCAGGATCGCCCGGACGTCGGCAGGGTTCTCGGAGTGCTGCAGCCGCTCCATCTGCAGGGAGAACATCAACGGCATGGAGTCGGGCAGCCGGTACTCGCGCCCGTACAGGCGCAGCGGCACGCCGCCGCTCCCGCGCTGGCGCTGCTCGGCGAAGAACGCGTCGAAGTCCGCGACGTCGACGGAGACGCCGGCGAAGTGGTCGACCTGGTCGAGGTCGAGCTCGTCGTCGAGGCTCACGCGCCACCCCCGCCCGCCGCGACCGGCGCCGTACCGGGCTTGCCGCACCGGGTGATGGTGGCGCTCCACGAGGTCTTCTCGTTGGTCCCGCCGCCCTGCTCGCCCGGGGTCACGGTGGCATCCCACAACACCCACGACGTCTGGGAGCGGTGGCGCCAACGCACCGGGTTGTGGGAGTCGGCGCCCAGCCGGTTCGCCCACTCGCCGTCGATGTACGCCTGCCCGGCGTCCTGCTGGCCGGTCTTGTCGGCCGCGTACTTGGACTCAAGGGCGATGGTCGCGCCGCGCTGCATGACGTCCTGCGAGTAGTAACCGTCGTCGTCGAACGCGGTGATGTCCTCGGTTTCCTCGTTCTCACCAGGGTTATGGGTGAACGAGTTCAGCAGCCGGATCGGCAGCCACGTCTCGGTTTCGGCCGTGATGTCCTGCACCTCGAAAATCCACCCGCGGGCGTCGATCGGCCGGGGTGCGGTGGAGGTGGGCATAGGTCACCTCCTAGAAAGGTCGGGGGTTGGTGGCCTCGATGTCGAGGCGGAAGTTCACGACGTGCTCGTGCCGACCGGCGGAGTCGACGCCGAGCGGGTACGGGGTCTGCTGTGCGATGCACAGCACCAGCCAGAGCCCACCGGGGAGTTCGACGCCGGCGAGCCCGTGAAGGGCGGAGAAGATCGCTTCCGCGCGGGAGCGGGAGATGCGGGGGTCGGCGGTGCCGCGCACCCGCACCTGCAGCGACCGCTCGTCCCACCCGTTCAACGGGTCCGGCTCGCCAGCACCGTAGAGGGTGAGCTGCACCGCGCGGTCGGGCGCGGCCGGCATTGTCTCGGCGAAGGTGTCGCCAGCCGCGCCGGTCGGGTCGTAGACGAGCAGACCAGCGACAGCAAGGTGCCGGGCGAGGGAGTCGAGCGGGTCCACTGCCCTCCTTGTTCGCTACGGGGCGGACGCTTTCGGGCGGCCCGCCTGCTGGCACTTACACTCACTCCGTGGATGCAACCAACGGGAAGGAACTCCACTGGTGAGTAAGGAAGTTGACCCGCAGGCCCGGTACGACGCTGCGCTTGCGCGGGTGAACGCGGCGCGGGACGCGGCAGCGAAGTTCGCCACCACGGGTGCGCTGCCTGAGTGGCAGGACGTGCCCGGGACGAACGCCCGGGATCTGCAGGCGGCGTACGACGAGGTCGACGCCGCGGAGAAGGAGTTCGAGGCGGCGCGGGCCGCGCTCGACGCGGTGCGGTAGCAGCCCGCCGGGGCGGTCAGCGCAGCTCGCGCCGCACTGCGGCGGCGATGATCTGTTCGACCGTCCCGGCCTCCTCGCTGAGGGGGCGTTCGAGGTACTTCGCGCTGCGGCCGGGGTCGTGCCGGGCGGTCATGTCCTCGTGGACGCGCACGGCGTAGGGGGTGTCGTAGGAGACGGCGGCGGTCAGCTGCTGCTCGTCGATGCTGGCGGTGCCGGAGCGTTCGAGGGTGCCCTCTTCGATCGGCACCAGCTGCCGGGAGCGCTGCAGGACGTGCTCGGCCGCGGCGAGCAACCCCCGGGCCGCGCCTGTGCGTTCGGCGCGCAGGACGGCGTCGCCGGTCCAGGTGACGCGGGATCGCTGCGGACTCACTCGGCGCTTACCTCCCGGTGTGCGGGCACGGGAAGGCCCGGGGCGTCGACGGTGGCGATGCTGATCGGGACCGTGGTCCGGCCCGACGGCAGGGTGATGCGGGAGCCGGCGGGCACGTCGGTGTCGAGGTCGAGCAGCAGCTGCGCCGAGCTGACGACCTGCTGCCCGTCCGGCGCCCGCACGAGGCGGATCGTTTCTGCAACCAGCGCGGGCACGTCCTCGTCGGGCGGGTCGTAAAGCGGCCCGTACGCCGAGTCACCCCGGTACCGCTCGATGGTGACCCGGTGGCGCAGCAGCCACGCCGGTATGCGGGTCACCACTCGTTCACCCCGTGCCCGGTCAGGCCGGCCCGCTGCAGCTCGCGCAGCGCGCGGGGCGCCAGGTCGAGCGCGGCCGGCGACGAGCTGCTCGCCGACAGGCTGACCGATCCGGCGGAGACGGACGACCAGCGGGCCGACGCGCCGGTGCCGTCCTCGCCCGCGGCGAGCAAGTACTCGACCTGCGCGCACACGGCGTCGGCGAGGGCCTGCGCGTGCGTGGGGTCGGTGGGGGCGCCGGTGGAGTCGACGGGGTAGCAGGCGGTCAGCAGCGCGTCGTCGATGTCGGCACACGCGCGGGCGAGCAGCCGCTCGGCTTCGGCCGGGGCGGACTTGCCGGTGTAGGTGGCGAGCTGCTCGGGGGTGGCGTAGGTGCCCACGGCCACCCCCTTCTACTTCGTTCCGGCGCCGCGCCCCTTGGCCGGGGCGGGCGGGGCGGTGGTGGCCGGGTCGTCGAGCTGCTCGACGGTGTAGCCGTGCCGCTGGAAGTACAGCCGGGCGCCGGCGGACAGCTCGTCGACGGTGGCGCGCCCGTCGGCGAAGTGGACGCCGGCGACGGAGCGGTGTTCCCCGCTGGTCGGGGACGTGATCGCGTAGGCCATCAGCGCACCTTGACGTTGCGCAGGACGGCCGCGGCCCGGGTCGCCTTGAGCACGACCGCGACCGGGCCGAGCTCGACCTCGCCGACCTTGACGGCGCCCGCGGAGTCGAAGTTGGGCAGCCACTGTCGCACGAGGGCGTTGCCGGTGGTCGACACCCCGTGGAAGCCGTCGACGTCCAGGCGCACCGCGTACAGGTCCGACAGGCCGGTGATCTGCCCGCCGGCGCCGGCGACGTCACGGGACTCGATCGGGATCACGGGGTCGGCGCTGCCCGACTTCGCGCCCAGGTCGACCAGGGCAATGCCGTTGTACGACTCGATCGTCTGGCCGAACGAGTTCTCGGCGCGGGTGTAGTAGCCGGCACGGCGCGCCAGACTGCGAATCCGCGCGATCAGCTGGGCGTTTCCGAGCAGCGCGCTCGGGGTGCCGTCGAGCAGCGACAGGAACTCGTCGAGCAGGTCGAGAGCGTCGTTCGCCTTGCCGCTGTCGGAGCCGAGCGCGGCGCCGGTCCAGTTGACGGAGGTTCCGGCACCCATCTCGGTGGAGGAACCGGCGAGCGCGATGTCGAGCCCGTCGAACCCTTCCTCGTTGCCGGGGGTGGTGACGCGCTGGCCGTTGATGACCTGGTCGGAGAAGAACGCCGAAGCGCTCTTGACCTTCTGCGTCATCTGGAACGCGACTTCGTTGGAGGCGGCCGGGCCCAGGTTGGCAAGCGTGCGGTCGATCTCGAACGCACCGCCCAGCGGGGCCAGGTCGACGGAGTACCGCTGACGCTTGGCGGCGGTCTTCGGGTACTCGTAGTTGATCTTGCGGAAGCTCGCCGGCTGCTCGGTGATGACGCGGGTGTAGTTGTAGGTCAGCGTCGCGCCGCCGCCGGCCGGGTTCACGGCGGTGTCGAACTTGAGATTGTCCAGCAGCCACGAGGATTTCCGGAACTCGTCGATCACCTTCAAGTCGACGGCGTCCGTGGTGTTCAGCTGCGCGTCAGCCAGGGTGATTGCCATGGGGGTACCTCCTTCGTGGTCAGCCGCTGAACTGGGCGGCGATGGCGTCCGCGAGCGTGGCGGGCTGGGGGGTGGTCTGGGGGGAGCCGCGGAACTCGCCACCGGAGCGGGCCGGGCGAACGAGGGTGGCGCGGTACAGGTCGGGGTCGGCGTCGACCGCGGCGGTGATCGCGGCGCGCAACTGGTCGGCGAACTGGTCGCCGTCCGGGTCGAGCTTGGCGAGCGCGGCGGCGAACGCTCGGGAGTTCAGCAGCCGGTCGGGGCGGGCGCCGGCGTCGGCGGCGCCCTGGTGGGCGGCGAGCTCGACGCGCGCGGCGCGCAACTGCTCGCCCTGCTCGGCGAGCTGCCGGTCGCGGTCGGCAACCGCGGCGGCGAGCTGCACCGGGTCGGTGGCGGCGGGGCCGGCGTCCGGGTTGATCGCCCGCTGGATGGCGTCGAGGGCGCTCTGCAGCTGGTCGCGCTGCTCGGTCGCCTCCGTGGCCTGACGCTGCGCGTCGGCGAGTTGCTCGGCGGTGGGGCCGACCGGGGCGAGTGTCGGCGGGGCGGTGGGCGGGGCCGGGGGAGCGGTGGGTGCCGGGGCGCCGGGGTCGGTGGCGGCCGGGGCGGGCGGCCCGCCGTCGTCGCTGCCGCCCAGGACGGGCCAGATCGGGCGTCCGTCGCGGCGCAGGCCGACGGCGCGCAGGCCGGTGCGGGCGTGAACGGGCAGTGCGGGCATGGGTGTTGAACCCTCCGTGCTCGGGGATGCGGGCATACGAAAGGGCCCGCCCCGGAATCCGGTGCGGGCCCTTCAAGTGGCCTACCTGGTAGGCGAGTTGGTCAGCTCTCGTCGCTGATCAGTGCGGGGTCGCTGCCCTGCCGGTAGCCGCGCAGCCACGCGGTACGCAGCAGGTCGTCGCGGCCGTACGGGCAGGCGGTGACGCTCTGGCCACCGCGGGCGGCCTGCTGGCCTGCTTGCGCCGCCCTTACCGAACTTGCCCGGAAATCCACTTATCCGCCTTCTGGGTTGACCTCATTTATGGGTCGCCATAATTTCCGGCGAGAGGAAATGTCCTGCTATTTCTTACTTGCGCATGTTTCTGGCAACTGAAATGACGATGCTGATTAGGGCGGTCGCTGCGGCAAGGACGGAGGCGACTGTGTCACCAATTCCTCGGCCAGAGCTGATTAGGATAGAGGCGAGGGCTATCAGTACGCCGATAGATGTCGCCAGTACTGCGAGTATGGAGGCTACTCGCGTAGGGCTGCTTCGCCGGTCGTTCTCATCCCGGTTTCGATTATCCATAAGTCTTCACCCCGGCAGCAACAGAGGACATTAGAATGACAATCCCCACTGCATCTGCAGCGACAACATACACCCACCCCTTGATGGCGCCGGAGCCGTCATAGCAGACGCTGCGAACAACTACAGGAAAGACTGCTATTCCGAAAAAAAGGACAGCGATCCCAAGGGTGACTGTGACTATATCCATCGGCTTATGCTGAATGCTCGCGCCGATCATTGCTGCGCAGAAAGCCACTGCGGCGGTTACGGTCCAGTCGATCCAGAAAACGGCATCTTCGATGGTGAGTCCGTGCTTTTTCCCGGGCGGAGGCTCTCGTGATACGAGCTTCATGAATGTCTGAACGCCAGACACGAAAGCGGCCAGTCCGAGTGTCAGGATCCAGGGCTGCAAAATTCCCCCCAACTGCTATTTGCTTGCCCGGCATCGAAGTCGACTGGCAGTTTCCTGCTTGCCTTTTGATCGTTAGTGGACTTTTCGCGTCAGCGGAAGCCAAGTTGATTAAAACCGATTGTGCTGGTCACTCTTGGCCTTGCGTGCGGTGTCCGCCACGGTGCTTCGGATGCCGGTCAGTTGCTCACTGTACTCGGCGAGCGTCAAGCGTGGGGAGGCTTCCGACCAGTAGCGTTTGAGCTCCTCGGATGCCCGGGCGTAGGCGATGTGGGCAGGTCCGGAGAACAGTGATCGGGCGTCGACGCCGTCGTGCTCGGCTTTGCGGGTGAGCAGGACACCGCGGCACCACTCCTCGGCGTCGAGCCACTGCCGATAGACGTGGTCGGCGTACTGTTCCCGGATCTGCTCGCGGGTGTACGCGGACCGGTTGACCTGCTCGAACGCCTCGCGTTCGGCGAGCCATCGCTCGGCGGCGCTCAGCCCGGCGTGCGGGTCTTCCGGAGTGTCCGCGTACAGGTGCGACCAGTCGTCCGGGTTCGGCACCGGGCGCAGCGCCTCGTCGAGGGCGGCCTCGTCGGCGAGCTGCGCCTCGATGCCGCGGCCGGCGTGCGCGGCCGGTGCCTCGACGGGGTAGCGGCGGTCGAGCTCGGCGGCGAGCCGCACGGCCTCGTCGGGCCGGGCGTAGCGCACGGCCCAGCCGAGCACTTCGTCGCCGACCGCCGACAGGTCCGCCAGCAGCCGGCCGCCGGGGAACGTGGCGGCGAGCAGCTGCCGGCGGTCCGCTTCGGCGGCGAGCTGGGCGAGCTCGTCGCCGGCGGCGTGCCGGGCCCGCTCGGCGAGCTGCTGCTCGGACATGCCGATCAGGTCGCGGCGGGCGCCGGGCAGCGTGGCGTCGACGTCGCGGCGGTCCATCTCGGCCGCCACGCGTAGAACCCCCTCGTCGTCGAGCAGCGGGAGGGCGCGGGCGAGCTCGTCATCGCCGAACCCGGTCAGGTCCGCAACGACCCGACCGCCGCCGGGGCGGACGCGGTCGAGCAGCTGCTGCTCGTCGCGCCGGTTCGCCTCTGCCTCGATCCGGGCGCGGTCGCGCGCGTCGAGGCTGCCGTGTCGGATCGCGGCGCCGAGCTCCTCGTCGCTCATCTCGCGCGGGGCGAGGTGGTCGCCGGCCCGCACCTTCGCGGCCTCGACCGCATCCGGCGCGATCGGCCCGCGCCGCTCCAGCAGGTTGCCGGCCCCGGGCTGCTCCCGGTAGCGCAGACGCTTCAAGTTCGGGTGCTGGGCGAGGTGTTCGCGCATCCGGCCCTGCCACTCCCGCACCCGCTGCTCGGCTACCTTCTTGCCCTCGGGAGTGGGGGAGGCAGCGGCCCGGGCCTTGTACTTCCGGATCTGCCGCTCGATCGCGCGCTGCCGCTGGCCGGCTTCGTACTCCGTGCCGTCCGAGCGCATCGGCGGGACGATGGACGTCACGCCCGGGGTGTAAGCGCTCAGCGAGTGACGGCAGTTGGGGTGTTGCAGGCCGGCGCGGCGGGCCTCGTCGACGCTGCCCGCGACCCACACGCGCAGCACGCGGCCGTCGACGGTGGCGTGTTCGACCTCGACCTCGCGGCGCCCGTCCGGCCCGTCGAGGGAGAGGAGTTTGCCCTCCCAGGGCTTGCAGAGCGGGCACTCGCGGGGCGCGTTGGACACGATGACCAGGTCGACGCCGGCCGCGCGCAGCCGATCGCCTTGCGCTTCAACTGCCGCTCGCCCGACGGAAGTTCGTACCGCCATCTCGACGTACGACGTCATGCGCCAGGGGCGGCCGGAGCGGTCGACGAACGAGCGCACGCCGCGGTCGGCGAACCGCTCCATGGCCCGTTGCGACGCCTGGCGGCGGGTGTCGATGCCGAGTAGCGGGGTGGCGCTGATCTCGGAGATGACCTGTCGGTATCCGTCCTCGACGCCGCGCAGGATGCCGCGGTGGGTGGCGGTCACCAACTCGACAGTCTCGGCGGCGAGTCGGTCGACGGCGCGGCCGGCCGGGGTCGACTCCGCGATGCGAGCGGCGTCGACGTCCGTCAGGGCGCCGAGCTCGGCGAGCCCGGCGCGGGCGCCGCGGTTGTACGCCTCTGCGACCACGTCGTGCACTTCGGTGGTCATGGCGGTTCCGAGCGCGTCGATGACCGCCTGCGCCGCACGGCGCAGCGGCTGCACGTCCTGCAGCTTGGCGACGGCCCACCCCGGGGCTTCATAGCCGGCGGTGAGCTGTTGGGCGACGATGCCGAGCAGCCTCTGCTCGGCATCGTCGTACAGCGACCGCACTCGGTCGGCCAAGTCCTCAGTCATCCACGCCGACACCCCCACTGACAGCACCTCCGGAAAAACCGAGCGCGGACAGCAGCGAACCAGGACAATCAGGCTGAAGCAGTCCAAGTGGACAGAGGGGGTCCCGTGGGGGAGCTAGGTACAGAATGGCGCTTGCTCAGCCAGGAGGCTGGCTTGTCGGCTCAGTCGATCGGCATCGGTTTGACGTACTTGCGAAAGTCGAACAGTCACTACCCGGGCCTCTATTATGGAGCGTTCTTTAATTACACGATCGGCTTGGAAAGGCTGATTAAGCTAACGCTTCTTGTGAATCACCGGGTTCATCTTGGAGCCTTCCCGGATTCTGCTAGTTTTGGAAAGGCTTACGGCCACGACCTGCGGAAGTTGCTGGAGGCGGTGGGAGATGTTCGATCGTCGATGGGTTCGGATCGATTCAAGTGGGAATTGCCGGACTCTCCACTAATTGGCGTCATTGTAGGAATACTTGCCGATTTCGCGCGATTTGACCGATATCACGGCCTCGATGTTCTCACTGGGTCTACCAAGGCCAAGCCCATGGACCCGATTGGTCGTTGGTATTCAGAAGTGGGAAAGCCTCTCTTGGCCGGGCGGTCGGCGAGGCAGGTTGCGCGGCGTGAGCGAGATTCTGCCCTCTCTGACTTCATGCTTCGAGATCAGGTGGTGGTGATGGGGGGCATGTTCACGGAGACGGGCGACGCGCTATCAACCCCGGGGGAGATTTTCGGCGCCAAAATGGACTCTGAATACGTCGCACAGCAAACCACCTTCTTGTGTGCAGCCATAGCGCGCTATGTAGCGGATGTGCTCTGTGTTCTGAATGATGATGTCAGGGGTGGCGAGGTGTTGATTCCTGAATTCAGTGAGTTCTTTTACGCGTTCTGTGGCAATGATGCTCGCCTAAAATCCAGAAAGACGTTCAATCCGTAGTCAAGGTTGGCGATGCAATGGCTCCCATTCGCTCACAGTGGCACTGGGCCAGGGCCTTGTCACTACAGGCCGCTACCTTGGGGCCATGACGAATGCGCCCGCTGAGTTCAAGCTCGGACAGATCGGCACCCGCCCGGACATCTGTGCTGTCTACGGAGGCAGCCGGAACAGCGGCGGGATCGTGCCCTCACTCGATCCGAAGAACATCACTCTGTTCTCAGACCACGAGGTCGGGATCACCTTCGGGTACCACGACGGTTGGCTCGCCGAAGAAGACGAGTTCGGCCCGATCTTCGAGTACACGGGCGCCGGCAAGAAGGGACACCAGACCTTCACCGGCAGGTACGGCGGCAACAACGCGTCCGTCCGGGACCACGCGAAGGCCGGCCGGCGCCTGCACCTGTTCGTCGCGGTCGACACGGTGCCGGGTACCGGTACCAAGCGGCACCGGTACGTCGGAGAGTTCACCCTCGACACCGTCACGCCCTACGTCGTCCGCGAGTCCCTCGACGAGGACAAGCAGCCGCGCCGCGCGATCGTCTTCCGGCTGCGCCCGGTCGGCACCGTGCAGCGAGTCGCCGAAGACGAGATCCCGCCGGCCGAAACCACCGGTGGCAAGCTCGTAGCTGCGGCGATCACGGCGTGCAAGCTCGTCGAGTCGGAGAAGAACACGAAGAAGAAGGGCAAGCGGGCTGCGGTCCCGGAGGTGGAAGCTGAGCGCCGGGAAGCGGGTCTCAGCGAGTTGTTCGAGGCGTATCTGACGGCGAAGCAGCACACCGTCGGTCGGTTCCAGATCAAGATCAAGGGCCGCACGTCGACCCTGCTGACGGACTTGTACGACGCGACCGACCACGTGCTGTACGAGCTCAAGGGCACGTCGACTCGTGAGGCGGTCCGGATGGCCTTGGGTCAGCTCCTCGACTACAGCCGTTACGTGAAGACTGACGAGCACCCCGAGCCGCCCCGGCGCGTCGTGCTGCTCCCCTCCTTGCCCGACGAGGATCTGCGCGAACTGCTCGACGACCACGGGATCGGCATCGCCTACCCCGACGGCGACGCCTTTATCGGCGTGCCGCCTTCCCTCAGCTGACGAACGCCGGGACCGGGTCGGGCGCGCCCTGCCCGGTCTCGGTGTGGATGCGTTGGACCTCGGCCGCGACGGCTTCGGCGTCCCAGTCCGGATGAATGCGGCGCACCTTGGTCTCGGTCGAGACGGCCTGTGCCTGCGCCAGAAGCGACAGGGTCTGTGCGGTCGACGCGGGGTCTTCCGCGACGGCCGGCCCGAAGGTGATCGCCGGCCGCTCCGGGGTGAGGGTGGAGAATCCGAGCGAGCGGTCGAGCTGCAGCATGGCCTCGGTGATGTCCGCCAACGCCGGTGCGGCGTAGCGGGTTTTGGTCTTCCGGGTCACCATCGAGTCGTGGCCGCGGGCCTCGACTTCGGTCGCGGTCGCGGCTGGCCCGCCGTCGAGGCCGAACGTGCTCGCGCTGTACCCGCCGGCCTCGACGATCTGCCGTACGAGCGCGTCGGCGGTGTTCTTGTGTTCCTCGACGCGGATGGCGAACTGCGCCATGGTGATGCCCGCGCCGGCCTCGGTCGGCGGAATGTCGAGGGACGACCAGATCTCCTGGTCCTCGTCGAATCCGGCGCCCATCCCTGGACCGCGGTCGCGCAGGTAGCCCTTGGGGACGATCAGGCGTGCGCGGGCGAGCCTGATGTCGCGCAGCCAGCTCGACCACGTCTCGTCGAGGGCGTCGCAAAGGTCCCGAGCGGGGCCCTGCAGGTCCGAGCGGCCCAGCGGTGAACCGCGGAAGGTGCGGTTCGGCCCGATGTTCGGCATGTAGGCGGCGGTGAGCTGCTGAATGCCGGTCTCGATCGCGCCGGACGGCCCGAGGGAGTCGACCACGGCGGCCGTGCTCGGGTGCTCGGTGAGCGGCACCGCCCGGCCCAAGTTGTCAGGGGTGCCCAGGTATAGGCCGTGCTCGATCCGGCCGCGCTCGTGCCGCTCCAGACGACGAAGGACAGTCGCACCGGAGCGGTCGAGTTCCTGCCAGAACGTCACGGCGACCATGTGGCCGTACCGGAACTCAGGCAGCGCACAGTCGGCGTGCACGTGGGTGAGCAGCGGGCGGGGGCCGATTTCGGCATCCCACGCGGTCAGCAGGTACACCCCGCCGAGCGCGGCGGACACCTCGGCGGCCTCCAGCAGCAGGCGCGCGGCCCGGTCGCCGGTGAGCTCGTCGAGGCGGTCCTGCAGCGCGGTGTCGGACACCGTCAGCCGCGGCGGTTCGGAGAACAGCAGCGCGGCGGACTTCCGGGCGACGTCGGCGGGCATCGGAATGTGCAGCCGCTGCTCGCGGCGGCCGGGGGCAGGTGTGCGGCTGCGCCCCCACAGGCGGCGCCGGCCGTCGGCGCGGTGCTCGGCCCCGTGGTGGACGGCGGCGAGCTTGCGCCGGTCGCCGGAGTACCACGCGGCGTCGATGGCCATGTCGGCGAGCTCGGGCGCCCACTGTCGGGGCGGCCACGGTGCGCCGTTCTCAGGCAGGGGCACGGCTCACCTCCTGCAGCAGATCGGGCACCAGGTGCCGCCACTCGGCGGTGGTGGAGTGGACGACGTACCGCAGCGCGTCGACCGAGTGGTCGTCGCGCTTGATCGGCTTGTCCTCGCCGGCCGCGGCGGCGGTCGCATCCCAGGAGTAGCCGGGGAGTTCGCCGAGCAGCCCCTCGCACGAGCGGTGCACGAGCAGCAGGCCGCAGTCGAGGGCGGTCGACGTCGAGCGGATGCCGTCCAACACGTCGTTGCGGGCCCGTGCCGTGCCGGGGTGCCCGTCCTCCCAGAGCTGGGCGAGGAACGAGGCGGCGCTCGGGTCGACGAACGTCCACTCGGGTTCGACGCCGAGCGCGTCCAACCAGCCACGCAGGGCGGCGCTGTACTGCGCATCGGTCATCTGCCGGCGCCGGGCGCGGGAGTCGTAGCGCCACTCCGCGCACGCGTAGAGCCGGTTGTCGTCGCCGAGCCCCAACAGGACAGCGGCGAACGGGTTCGTGGTGCCGTAGTCCACGGCGAGCCAGTGCCGGACCATGGACGGCAGGTCGTCGACGACGTGCTGCTGCTCGTCCCACATGTCGTAGATCGTGCCCTCAGCTACGACCCACGCGCCGTCGACCATCCGGCGCCGCCACAGGCCGACGTACTCGGCGCGCAGCGAAGCGACGTACGACGGCGACAACGAGGGGTTGTCGGCGAGCGCGAAGTGCCAAGAGTTCAGGTCGAGTTGGCTCTCGCGGTCGAGGTAGCCGACCTTGAGCCAGTGGCGCGGGCTGTCGGGGTTTGTCGTCCCCAGCAGCTTCGCCCCGGGGACGGACAGGCGGGCGAGCAGCTGCACCCAGAACGCTTCGGGCAGGAGGGTGGCCTCGTCGACGTAGGCCAGGCACGCGGTCAGGCCGCGCAGCCGGCCCTCGGCCCGGGCGTCGGCCGCGCCGATCAGGTGCACGGTGCGGCCCAGCACCACCGCGGTGGTGGCGCCGCGGGTGTGCCGGATCTGCGCCGCGACCGGCCCGAACAGAGCCGGGTCGGTGAGGGGTTCGAGCACGTTGCGCTCGATCGTCTGCAGGCTGCGCCCGACAACGACGATCAACCCGGACGGCGGCGCCTCCGCCACGGCCAAGAGGAAGGCCAGCAACGAGGCCACGGTCTTGCCGCTGCGCACGGCGCCGTGCCAGATGTTGATCCGGGCCTGCGCCTGCGCCACCGACCGGAGCTGCTTGTGCGACAGCGGAAGGGAGTTGAGCAAGGCTCACCCCCCGTCGACCGCCCCTTCGGGCTCGTCGGCGAGCGCCGCGCGAAGGCCCTTCGCCAGGTCGGTCAGCATGCTGCGCACCTCGTGCCCGGACGTGCCGGCGTCGACCTCGGCGAGCCGGGCCGCGCTGGTCAGGTAGCCGCCGATCGCCTGCGAGTGGTGGCGTTCATCCTGTGCTGGCGGGTGCTCCGAGATCACCTCGACCGTGTCGCCGGTCGGCAGCAGTTCCACCCGCACGTACTCGTCGGCCTCGACCCGGTCGAGGTTCGCGGCGGCCCGCCTGTACAGACGGGCCGTCAGGTCGCGGCGTAGCTCGGCGAGATCCTCCTGTCGTGCGGCAGTCGCCGGTGCGACCCGGGCGCCGCCACTGAACGCGAGGCCGTGCTCGAAAGCGATCTTCGACACCGTTGATTTGCTGCGGTGCATCGCGGCGGCGATGGCGTTGCGGCTCTTCCCCAACGCGTGCAGGCGACGGACCTCGTCGCGGTCGTGATCGGTGATGGGCTCGCGCACGGAACACCACCTCCCGTAACGCCGTAGTGCCGCTGTTCTGCATTTATGTAGTAGTGGCCTTAGCTTCTAAGGTTGGAGGCCGCGAAAACTGTAGGGGGTGCGACTATTGCGTCTAATCAACGTTTAGATCAAGGGTTTTTTTGGTGAATTACCCTTTGATTCGACGGTTGCTACCCGGTAGCGCGCTTGGTAACGCAGGAGGGGCGCCGGGTGCTGTCTTCGAAACTGGGATGCGTGCAAGATTGCACGTCAGGGCAGCTCTGACGTGGTGTCAGACTGGATGCGGAGCGGCGCCGCCCCACTGATCGGCCGGGAGACCGGCCCCGAGTCGGGGAGCTCTTGTTGAACGAGGTGGAACAGTCCGAACCGGCCCCGCCGGCACGGGCGACGGGTGTGGCGGTGGAGATCACGCGCGTTGTCGCCGTGGCGGCCGTGTTGGTGGCTGTGCTGGTGGTGCACCGCGAACTCGATGCGACCACGGGTGCGCTGCTGGGGGCGGGGTTCGGGTTCCTGGGGCCGCAGTGGCGGCCCGGGGTGGGGTGACGAGTCGGGCCCGTCGTCGCGGTGGCGACGGCAGGCCCGGTGGTTCGCGTTCCGGGCACGCCGGAAGCGCCTCCAACTCTAGGTCACGGACCGATAACGGCGCAAGCCTGTTCGAGAATCAGTTCCGGGTGTGCTCCGCGGCAACGACGGTGTCCACGTCGCCTCCGGGGTGGCTGGTCCGCGGCAGCGCGCACATGGCGGTGGTGGCGTCGCGCTTGTCGGCGGGCATCTCCTCGTTGAGGACCTCCTGCGCGAGCTCGTCGAGGGTGGCCTGCATGTCGTCGCCGCGTTCGACGGTGTCGGCGTCGAGGTGATCGTCATGCCCTGGGGTCCACTGCCCGTTGGCCGTCTGCGGGTCGACGCGGCGGAAAACCTGGACGACCTTGCCGACCTCGACCTGCTCGCGTTCTTCGGTCAGGTTCGGGGCGCCGCCGATGGAACCGACTGACAGTCAGGCCGGCCGTGATCTTTGACGCGGTCGAGCTGCCTCGGCCGATCGCGGCGCGATGATGTCGTGCCTCTTGCTCGCCGCGTGCGGGCGGCGGTCCTCGTTGCGGTCGGTGTCGGCGGCGGGTTCACCCACGTCATCGCCCCTGTTAACGCCGGTTAGCCTCGGATAAAGAAAATTATACGAGGCAATCGAAGGCGAAGACCTTCACCCTTCTTGTGGGGGCCACCTTGGCGGGGGCGTGAACCTAAGATTTGGGTGAGTTTTCCCGCCGGGGCAATGGAATCAAAGGTTGGGGAAAGGTACGCCAAAAGTGCTCAAAGGGTGCCGTTCGTGCCGCGCCTTCAAAGTATGAAGTGTGGTTCAAATCACGACCTCATCCGACCTGGCGTGCCTGTCAGACTGGTTGCGGAGCGGCGCCGCCCACGGATCAGCCGGAACACCGGCTTTGAAAGGGGAGCTCTGGAGTGGGCAGTAGTGACAGGCCGTCGGGCGGATCGACGGGTGAGAAGTGGGCGCCGGCTGACGTGATCGAGCTCGCCCGATCGGGGCTGGCGGCAGGCGTGATGGTCGTCATTCTGGTCCGACACCCGCAGCTCGATGCGGCGGCCATGACTTTGCTCGGCACCGGGTTTGCCGCCATCGCGGTGCCAGTGCGGCGGGCGGGCAGCCGCCGGTAGAGCAACGGCCCGTCACCGGGGAAGAGTGACGGGCCGTAAGTCTGTGGAGTTCTTTCGGGCGCGCCCGGCGACAGCGATGGCGCCCTCGTCGCGTCGAGAGCGGCCGGTCCACAGCAGCACGCGCCATGCCGGCGCAGTGTCGGGCACGGTGCCCGCACCTGTCGGCAGGCGGCTCCTTACGCCGCGCGGCCGGCGGCGGGCGGGTTGTCGAGGGCGGCGAGCAGCTCGACGAGCTCGGCGCCCCGCCACGTGCGCCGCTCGTCCTCGTCGGTGTCGGTGGGGGCGGGGCAGGTCGGCCCGGTGGAGCAGGTGACCTGCGGAGTGCGGTCGGGGTCGGTGTGCAGGGTGAGCTCGCCCGAGCACCACGGGCACGGCCGGCCGATGGCGGTGGAGCGGGCGTCGAGCTGCAGGGCGGCGAGCAGGATGCGCTCGCACTGCCCGGCCACCCGCGCGGCCTCGTGTCGCAGGTACTCGGGCAGCACGTCAAACAGAGCGAGCCCGCGGCTGTAGGCGCCGGCGTGCTGCTCCGGGGCGGTGTCCTCGTCGAGCAGCCGACCCTCGACCCACACCGCGGCCCAGTGCAGGCCGTGCCGGCGGCTGCCCGGATCGGTGAGGCTGCGGAAGGTCCAGCGGCGCGGGTCGTCGGTGTCGACCTCGTCGAGGGCGCGGCCGGCGGGCCGCCCCGGGGCGGCGGTGCGGCGGGCCCCGATGGGGCGCTGCACGGCGGCGGCGAGCGTGTCCGCCAGGTCGAACAGCAGCGTCTCGACGCGCACGGCGGCGTCGAGCGCGTCGAGGTTCGCCGGCGCGGGGTGCTGGCGCAGGGTGAGCGGCGCCCGGTCGGCGACGAGCAGCTCGACCTCGTCGGCGGCCTGCCGGGCGAGGTGGGTGGACAGCTGGGCGGGCGGCCACTCCGGGGCGGGCGGGGTCTCGATGGCGACGAGCAGCGCGCCCCAGGAATTGCGCACGGTACGCAGCTGCTCGACCGCTCGGCGGACGCGGGCGGAAGGGTGCACGGATGCTCTCCAAAGTCCTTGTGCGGGTGGTGAGTTGGTGGCCCGGGCGCCCCGCTGTCGCGGTACGGGGGCGCCCGGGCCGGTCTCAGGGGGCCGGAACCTGTGTGGTGTTGGCGGTGTTCGCCGCGACGTCCACCAGGTGTCGGCGGGTGACGGGGTCGAGGCGGGCGGCGGCGCGGGCGATGGTCCAGCCGTCGAGCAGTTGCGCGGCGAGCAGTTGCTCGTACTGCTGAGGGTCGGCCGGGGCCTGCTCGGCGCGCACGCGGGCGAGCTCGGCCTCGACGGCGCGCCCGTGCTGCGCCCGCACCAGTGCCCGCCGCAGTGCCCGAAGTCGCTGGGCGGCGGTGCGCCTGAGCCGCATGTGTAGGGCGCTCCACTGCTCGCACCACCGGCGGTAGCGGTCCATGTCGCGGACGGCGGCGCGCAGCAGGTCGGCCTCGATGGGCAGCAGCGGGCCGCGCTCGGCCTGCGCGACCAGGAACAGCAGGGACTCGACGTCCGACCGGGTGCCGGCGGTGGGGGCGCTCACCGGGCGTCCCGCGGGTCGAGGACGTGCTCGACGACGAGCGCGCCCGCGGCGTCGACCGTCACGGCGGCGTCGGCGGCCGGGCGGCCCGCGGCGCGCAGCTCGGCGCGCACGGTGTCGAGCGTCTCGGCCACGACGTGAAGGGGGGACGGCGCGGGCAGGACCCGCGCGGCGCGGGTCTCATGCACGAGCACACGAGGGGGGAGGGACACGGGCTGTGACCTTTCGGAAGGGTGGGCGCGGACACCCGCGCGCATGGGGGGCGCATCGACCGGTCGCGGCGTGGAAATCAACGAATTCCCTTACCGCGAGCGACAGTTCGGGCACGCGGGTTGCCTCCGTCGCGGGGCACGGGAGGCTGCACCATGACGGCCGCGACGGCATCGAGTTGCCGTTCTCGCTCGGCGGTCTGCCGGTGGTCGGCCTGCGCGGCGAGCAGGTCGGCCTCGACCTGGCGGGCGGTCTCGGCGAGGGCCTGCTCGGTGGCGCGGCGCTGGCGCAGGATCGCGGGCCCGTCGAGGCGCTGCAGCAGGCGCCATGCGCCCCCGCCGAGGTGTTCCTCGATCAGGACGACCGCGCCGGCGTCGGCGAGCTTGCGGGCGACGCGCAGGACGCGGCGCCGGTCGGGCGAGCTGAACAGCACCGGCCGGGGGCCGGTCGGCCACGTGGCGGTGATCCGGTGGTCGCGCTGGTTGCCGGTGTCGCGGGGGCGGTTGCTGCGGCGGTAGGCGCTCACGCGGCACGCTCCGCACCCGCGGCGCGCTCGGCCGCCTCGATCCGGCACGGGTGGGCGGTGGTGCGCCGGTGCCAGGTGCCGGCGCGGTTGGTGCGCGAGTAGGTGCGCCGCCGGCACGGTTCGCCCGCCCGGGCCCGGCACCACTCGCACGCCACGGCGAGCGCGTCCGGCTGGCCCGCCGCGGCGGCAGCCTCCCGGGCGGCTCGCACCGGCCGGTACGGGGCGAGCGCGTCCGCCGCGGCCGGCGGCAGCATCCGGCCGGCGAGCACGTCGGCGACGCTCGGGTGCGGCCCGCCGGTCAGCTGCCGCGACGTCGACGGCGCGGCCTGCCCGGTGGCAACCGCGGTGCGCTGCGCCAGGATCGCGGCCCGGTAGCCGTCGACGTCGTCCGGGTCGACGGCTGGCGCCGGGTCGGTGTGCCGCTCCAGCAGGGCGCGGCGGTGCGCGGCCCAGGGGCGGGCGACGTCGACGGGCAGGATCGGGAACGGCGAGGTGGTGATGTGGGTTCGGGCGGTCGCCGCGGCGTCCCACCCGCCCGGGGCGGTCGCGGGGACGTCCCGCAACAGCTCACACCAGGTGGCCAGTTGGCCGGCCGCTTCCGCGGGGTCGAGCTGGGCGGCGCGCGGGTCGAGGCGGCCCACGTAGGCGAGCAGCGCGGCGCACTCGTCGGGGGTCATGCGGTGCCCTCCTGGTTGCTGGTGGTGTTCATCTGGTCGAGGGCGGCCTGCAGCGCGGCGGCGTGCTGCTCGGCGCGGGTGGGGCCGCCGGTGGGCACGGCTTGCAGGCGGCGGCCGGCGGGAGGCTGCTCGGGCCTCTCCCTGGTGATCCACTGCTGCCAGTCGAGCCGCCACTGCTGCACGGTCCGCGCAGGTCCCGCGCCCCGGTAGGTGCGCCACTTCGCGGTGGCGGCGTCGATGCCGTCGAGGCCGAGCCGCTGCAGGTTCCCGGACGCCGCGGCCCAGGCGAGCAGCGCGTCGTCGGGCTCCCAGTCGGCGGGCAGAGCGCAGAGAGAGTTCGTCGAGCGCAGCCCCCTACGGTCTGCACTCTCACTACTGCCCCCGCCACCCTCACCGGGTCGGGTCGGGTCGGGCCGGGACCACCCGGACACCCCCGACCCGTCCGGGCCGGACACGGGCCCGTGGCCTGCACTTTCGCCAGAATCCGGGGAGGAATCCGGACCGGAATCGCCTCCGCCCGCGGCTGGATCGGCGCCGAACGGCGGAGGATCGGCCGGCTGTTCGCGGCGCGCCCGCTGCGTCTTGCGGCCCGTCCGCTTGCGGTCGGCCTCCCGCTGCCGGGTGCCCTCGACGCTTGCCCGCGACGGGTTGTAGTGCAGGAAGTCGTGCATCAGGAAGTCGCCCGCGGGCACGACCGGGCAGCGCGGGCAGGTGTGCCCGGTCGCGTGCCACAGGCCGGCCCGCACGAGCCGCGCCGCCTGCGGTGCCGTGCCGAACATGCCAGCGACCACGCCCGGGATACGGCCCTCGGTCAGGTGCTGGGCGGCGTAGGCGCCGCAGCGCAGCCACAAGCCCAACGCGGCGTTGCCCGCGGTGAGCACCTTCGGGTGCGAGTAGGCGGTGTCGTCGATCTTGAACCACGTCACGGCTCGTCAGGTCCTCAGTAGTGGGGGCGGATAGGTTCGGCCGGCGTGCGGGATGCCCCAGGTGTTGGCGTGGAACATCGGGACGTTGGGGGCGCACGGTGGGTTCACGAGTCGGCGCCGAGCCCGTCGAGCTGACCGGGCCCGGGCGCGGGCCGGTTCTCGACCGCTGGCCGCGGCCGGCGCCGCCGCCGGCGAATTGGCGCGGTGCGGGTCGGGTACGGGTGCGCGCTCCCGTCGATGGCGAGCTGCAGAGGCACCTCGACGACGTCCTCGACGACGGTCGGCCCGTTCACGCGACCGCCCTCGACAACTCGCCGGCCCGGCGCCGCCCGACACGAGCGATCAGGTCGAGGTACCACCGCGGTTCGCCGGCAGCCTGCGCCGCCCGCCACGCCTGCCGGACGTCCTCGACGTCGACGGCCGCGACCGCGGTGGCCAGGTGCAGCCCGTGCCCGGGCGCCTGCTGACGGCCATTCACGACCGCACCTCCCGCTCGACAGCCCGGCGCCCGGCCACGGTTTCGAGGGCCAGCTCGCCGAGCCGCTCCCCGAGATCCAGCGCGCGGCGGTAGGTCAGGTCAACGGCAAGCAGCCCGTCAAGGGCCGGCAGCAGGTCGGCCACCCCGGACCGGGCCCGGTGCAGCGCGGCCCGCAGCGAGCGGCGGGTGCGGTCTCGGGCCGCATCCCGGGCGCCCCGGGCATGGTCGACGACGTGATCGGGGGCGCCCGGGTCGGCTGCCCGCGACCGGGCGTGGCCGGCCGCTGCTGCAAGCTCCCGAAGCAGAGCCGCGACGTGCTGCTCGTCCTCGACGAACGCGACCGCGACCTCGTCGAGCAGCCGCTCGGCAGCGTCGGTGACGTCGAGCCGCACCGTATGCCGGTCCGGGTGGAGATGGGCGCGGATCACGAGGTCGCACCGCCCACCACCGGCGGGCGGCGGCCGACGAACCGTGCGTAGACCCGGTGCTCGGTGGCCCGGCCGGCCTGAACGGTCCGAGCGACGGCTTGGTAGGTGCCGGGCGGGCCGTAGGCGAGCAGCTTTGCCGAGCGGATTGCTTGTGCGGCGGAGGACGCTCGTCCGATGCTGGCCGTGCGCTGAACGACGGCCCACTCGCCCGGACGGGTTTGCAGCTCGCGGGCGATCCGACTGTGCTTGGTCTCCGCCGGCGGAGGGGGGCCGAGAAACTCGACCGTCGCGGCGCTCATGCTGCGATCCGCTCAGCGTGGGCTCGGTGAACGGGAACAGCGGCGGTGGCCTGTCCGGCGGTGTGGCGCTCTGCGCGCGCCCGGTGAATGTGGGGCGCAAGGATGCGGGCGATCAGTGACACCTGATCGTCAGTGGGGTTGGGCCACGCCTGCGGTGGTGCAGCCTGGCCAGCCGTTGCTGTGTTGGACATCGTTCCCCCTGCCGGTTCTGTTCCAGAACAGAGACAAGCGGGGCGAAGGAACCTGCAGTTCAGCGCATCGAGCTTGTCTCTGTTTCGAGACAAGAGCAAAGCTAGGGCGGCCATGGGTGGCCGTCAACGCATATCTCGGCTGGTGAAGCCGGGTGTGTGTGCGCTTCAATGAGCATGTTCGCGTAACGAGACATGAACGGGGATGAGAAACGATGTGGGAATCAACGCCGTTCACCGACATGGTGCGCGACGCCGTCGCAGGCGAGGGTGTGACCTATCGGTCGCTCGCCGAGAAGGCCATCGACCCGCAGACCAAGCAGGCGCTGACTCATAACGTCTTGTGGAAGATCGCCCACGGCGAGTCGGTCAAGATCTCGCCCTGGATCGTCAGAGCGGTGGCCGCAGCCGTCGGGCGAACCGAGCGTGAGGTGCAGATCGCGGCGGCCGAGCAGTATGTCGGCCTCGTGGCCGGCGACCCGTTCGGGGTCAGCGACGAGCGGGTTGGTGTCGTGGTCGCGCACGTGCCCGGGCTGCGTCGATCGGACATGCCCAAGGTTGAGGAGATGCTGCGCGGCTGGGCATCCGGATCTGTATCCGGACAGTAGCGAATTGGTAAAGGAACGTAGATGACCCGCCCTGTTTCCCGGGGGTAGCCTGTGGCCCTCGATTCGTACACAGTTGCGAATCGAGGGCTGTGACCTGCCCGCAAGGAGGGGAACCTGCATGATCACCGTCACTCGCGTCCGACTCGACACCGGTGCGCCGGCCGTCGTCCGCGCCACCGCCGAGCACCTCGTGCTCGCGGTTGACGACCGCCACATCACGCCGACCGGCGCCGCCGCCATTGAGACGGCGCTGAACGGGCTCGCTGGCCGGGGCCCGGAGAGTGCATCGGACGGAGACAGCCGGTGAGACGTTCCGGAATAGGCAACGGGCCGCACAGCAAACGCTGTGCGGCCCGACCTTTTCC